AATAACTTAAAAACCAGGGTATTTAATTTATACGCTAAATACTTGCGTATATACGACTAAACCCTTAAGGAGAAAATAATATGTCACAAGCATCCAATTACACGGAGACAAAGACACTGGACTTTTGGTTGAAGGCCAATAGCACCAGCACATCAGCACCAAGTGCGGTGTATGTAGCTCTCTTTAACACTACTGACTCTGCAGGAGCAATTGATCAGGGCGGTGTTATTGATAGACTAGAATCAGGAACAATTACAGACGAATGCCAAGGCGGCGGTTATGAAAGAAAAGCAGTAACCTTTACGATTTCAGGCGGAACAGCAACATCAAACGCAGACGTAACATTTGCGGCGGCAACAGACAACAACTGGGGCACAATTACACATATTGCAATTATGGATTCAGATGCAGAATTTGCATCAGGCGATAGTGCAGGTGGTGGAAATGTTTTATTTTATGGACCATTAACAGCATCTAAAGAAATTTTGTCAGGCGATACGTTCCAAATTACATCAGGTTCACTTACAGTATCATTGGCATAAGCTGTCTTTAAGGGAGATTCCTATTGACAGTCTATGTTCAAGATCCGTTTGTAACTACTGATTATGTAGATGATGGTTATGCCACAGACCTATATGTAGCTTCTGGTTATGTAGTAGGTCAAATACAAGGTGCGGCCACACTTTCATCTAGTGCATCAGTAACAGCAACAGCAACACACCTAAGACTAGGAGCGGCAACGCTTACGTCTAGTGCGTCAATCACTGCCTCTGCAAACAGGATTAGAACTACAAGTGCTGATCTATCAGGTGCAATTACTGCCACAGTTACAGCAACAGCACAAAAAACAAGTGATATAGCTATATCAAGTTCGTTTACGCTTACAGCAAGTGGAGATAGAACAAGAATTGCATCCGCAAGTCTAGTAATGACAGGCGATGAAGTTCAATGGCAAAATGCACAAACTTGGGGCAATGCAAGAAGTCAAATATGGGGTCCACTGTTCAGTGCAACTGCCATAAGAGTATTGACAGGTGTTGCAAACTTATCAAGCAGTTTTGTTCTAAGTGCAACAGCACAAAAAACAGCAATAGGAAATATTGTTGTAACTGGATTTGGATCACTTACAGCATCAGCATTAAGAATAAGAAGTGGTGCAAGTTCATTATCAGCATCATTTACAACAACACAAACAGGCACATCAGTATTACAAGGCACAGCAAATATCACAGCATTTGCAACAACAGTATCAGTAGGTATAAGACGTATAGACGCAGATCCTGCGGATATCAATGCAAGTTTTGCTCTTACAGCATCAGCAGATAGAACAAGAAGCACAACAGCAAGTCTATCAAGTTCAGCAACAGTAACAGCTAACGGCAGTTTCAAAGTAAGTGCAAGTGCTAATCTTTCAGCATCATTTACACTACAGGCAATCACAGGCGCAATAGCAAGTGGCGTTATTATAACAGCAGGAACCTTTACAACTACACAATCAGCAGTAAGAATAAGAGGCGTTGAAGCAAACTTAAATGCCAACTTTAGTCTTACTGGAACAGGTGGTGCGGCGTTCTTAGGCGAATGTAATATAACAGCGTTCACAACAATAGTAGGTGTGTTAAGCATTTACAGTATAGATCCATTTAGGATATATCAAGTAGATACTGAGTCCAGAACCTTACAAATTGTTGAAGAACCACGTATTTATACAGTGGATTTTGAAACTCGCATAAATACTATTGAAAGTGAAACAAGAAACTTCAGTGTTCCAAGCGAAACAAGAACACTTGAGATCCAACATCTTACATTAGTAGATGTTGAAAACACACCAGTGGATAGGAGAGAGTAAGCATGGCCCACACATTAACAGGTTTTAAGCAAGACCGCGTAGGCGTTTACATTGAAAAAGATCCATATGCTGTTCTAGACTATAGTTTAGATTTTACAAACTGGATGCCTAGTGGTGATACGATTGCATCAAGAACTGTTACAGTTGAAACCATTGCAGGCGATGGTTCTGCACTCGCAGTTGATAGCACAAGTGCAACTGATTATGTGGTTACTGCTGTTATCAGCGGAGGCACAGCAGGAAACATTTATAATGTTGAATACAAGATTGTTACCAATAACAGTAAACAAGACAGTAGAAACATTAGAATAAAAGTATTGGAGCGACAAGCATAATGGAACACAATGAGCAAAAGAAGACAACTAAAAAATACAAGACTATAGATAGAGATCTTGTTTTCAAATTAGCGTGTATTCAATGCTCAGACCAAGAGATTGCAGAAGTGGTTGGCACATCTGCAACAAACCTAAGAAAAAGATTCGCAGGCATATTAGAAAAAGGCAAACAAGAAGGCAAGAAGTCACTCAGACGAGCAATGTGGGAAAAGGCAATAAATGGAGATTCAAGGGTTCAAATTTATCTTAGTAAACAATATCTTGGAATGAGAGATACACCAGAAGACGGAGAGTCCAAAGCACCGTTGCCATGGGAAGATTGATATGCCGTTAAGCATGCCACAAAAAGACATCTGCGATAGTGATGCTCGTTTTAGAGTAGCGGTCACAGGCAGACGTTTTGGCAAAACACATATTGCAATGAGAGAATTGGCAAGATATGCAAGTCAACCAGACAAGTTGATTTGGTATTGTAGTCCCAGTTATAGAATGTCAAAAAATATTGTATGGGATCAACTCAAGGGCAAACTAAAAGAACTTCGTTGGGTAGAAGCAACTAATGAAGCAGAACTTATGTTACGTCTAAAATCAGGAAGTAAAATATATTTGAAAGGTGCTGATGCGCCTGACAGTTTAAGAGGTGTTGGCCTTGACTTTCTTGTTATGGACGAATTTCAAGACATTGAACCAAAAGCATGGACTGAAGTTTTAAGACCTACGCTGTCAGATAAAAAAGGTCACGCATTGTTTTTAGGCACACCAAGAGGTGTTGGTAGTTGGAGTCATGAAATGTATACAATGGCAAAAACTACACAAGATTGGGATTCATTTACATACACAACTCTAGATGGTGGCAATGTTAGCAAAGATGAAATTGAACAAGCAAAACGTGATATGGATCAAAGAACATTTGAACAAGAATACCTTGCTTCATTTACAACTTATTCAGGCGTAGTATATTATAATTGGGATAGAGAGAAAAATATACAACCACACAAACCATTAGACCTAAAAGAAATATATGTTGGACAAGACTTTAACGTAGGCGCTCTTGCAAGTGCTATTAGTGTTATCGAAAATGGCAAAGTATATTTTATAGATGAAATACTAATGAACGGATCAAACACAGAAGATGTTTGTGACGAATTAAAACGTAG